CGCCGCGATGAAGTGGCGCAGTGGCAACGCGTGGAGCGCGACCTGTATCAGCTCAAGGTCGATCTGCCCCAGCGCTACGTGCAGCGCGAAGACTACGTGCGCGGCCAGTCGGTCGTGGAGGCCAAGCTGGACGCACTGGCCGCCAAGCTCGACAGCGTGCAGATACGCGCCGCATCGCATTTCAACAAAGAGGTGCCGTAATGCACATCAACATCGACCACGCCAAGATCAGGCGCGAGAGCCTGCGCTGGATCATCATCCTGTCCCTGAACAACGCCCGGCCCGTGGGCGCGTATGAGGGCGTTGTGCTGTCCATCGCGCAAAGCGAATACCCGGACGCCACCCCGCTGGAGCTGCGCCGCGAGCTGGACTATCTGGCCGGGCGTGAACTGGTCAAGCTGGACAAGGAACCGGGCGGGCGCTGGCATGCCGCGCTGACGCGCACCGGCACCGACGTTGCCGAGTACACGGTGGACTGCGAGCCGGGCATTGCGCGGCCCTCAAAATACTGGTAAGCCATGGGCCGCAAAAGCACAGTCTGTAGTTTGCCGCCCGAGGTCCAGCGGCATATCGAGCAGCGCCTGGCCGAAGGACGGCTAACGCTGGACGCGCTGATTGCCGAGCTGCAAGCGCTTTTCCCGCACGATGCCAAGACGGGCGGCCTGCCTAGCCGTTCTGCGGTACACCGCTACGGGCAAAAACTTGAGCAGCGCCTAGCGGCCATCCGGGCCAGCACCGAGGCCGCCCGCATCATCGGCCAGCAGTACGGCGACAAGGGCGACGATCGGGGCGCGGCGCTGATCGCGATGATCCAGTCCGAGCTGTTTGAGAGCGTGATGGCGCTGTCGCAAGCCGCCGATGGCGACATGTCGCCCGAGGATCGCGTGCAACTGCTGGCGACGGCCGGCAAGAACATCGGCACCCTGGCGCGCGCCGGCGTGGCGCACAAGGAGTTTCAGGCCCGCGCCGAGGCGGCCGCGCGCAAGGCGCTGCTGCAAGAGCAAAGCGACAAGCTCAATGCGCTGCAAGCCAAGGGCGGCGTCACGCCCGAAACACAAGCGGCCATTCGGCAGGCGCTGGGGATAGCGTGATGGGCAACGCCAAGATCATCCCGGCCAATCCCGAGGCCATCTTTCTGCCCTATCAATCGGCCTGGATCAAGGACGATGCGCGGCTTAAGCTGATGGAGAAGGGCCGCCAGATCGGCCTGTCGTGGTGTACCGCCTACAAGTGCGACGAACGCACCGCCGCGCAAGGCGCGCGCAACGACCAATGGGTCAGCAGCCGCGACGATTTGCAGGCGCGCCTGTTCATCGAAGACTGCAAAACGTGGGCCGGCATCATGAACCTGGCCGCCAAGGACTTGGGCGAGGTAGCGCTTGACCCCAAGGACAAGATCACCGCCTACGTGCTGCAATTTGCCAGCGGGCGGCGCATCCACAGCATGAGCAGCAACCCGGACGCGCAGGCGGGCAAGCGCGGCGGGCGCATCCTGGACGAATTTGCGCTGCACCCCGACCCGCGCAAGCTCTGGAGCATCGCCTACCCCGGCATCACCTGGGGCGGTAATCTGGAGGTGATCTCCACCCACCGGGGCAGCAATAACTTTTTCAACCAGCTGGTGCGCGAGGTGCGCGAAAGCGGCAACCCGAAAAAGATCAGCCTGCACCGCGTGACGCTACAAGACGCGCTGGAGCAGGGCTTTTTGTACAAGCTCCAGCATATGCTGCCCGCCGATGATGAGCGGCAGGGCATGGATGAGTCGGCGTATTTCGACTTCATCCGCAAGGGTTGCGCCGACGATGAAAGCTTTCAGCAGGAGTACATGTGCAACCCTGCCGACGATGATGCCGCTTTCCTCGAATACGACCTGATCGCCGGTTGCGAATACCCAGCGGGCCAAGACTGGCAACGGATCGAAAGCGCTACGCCGCGCCTGTATGCCGGTATCGACATCGGGCGCAAGAAAGACCTGACGGTGCTGTGGGTGGCCGAGCAACTGGGCAGCGTGCTGTATACGCGTCATGTCGAGGCCATGCGCAACATGCGCAAATCCGAGCAGGAGGCCATTTTGTGGCCGTGGATAGAGCGATGCGATCGTGTGTGCATCGACGCAACCGGCCTGGGCATAGGCTGGGTCGATGACGCGCAGGACAAGTTCGGCGCGCACCGGGTAGAGGGTGTCACCTTCACCCAGCGCGTCAAGGAAGAGCTGGCCTATCCTGTGCGCGGCGCAATGGAAGACCGGGCGCTGCGCATCCCCTACGACCCCAAGATACGGGCCGATCTGCGCCAGTTAACCAAGATCGTGAGCAGCGCGGGCAACGTGCGTTTTACGGCCGAGCGCACCGATGACGGCCACGCCGACCATTTCTGGGCGCTGGCGCTGGCCCATCACGCGGCCGCGCAGCCGGCCGCCCCTATCGAATACATGAGCACTGGCCCGCGCGAGGCGGTGTTAAGCACCAGCGGGTTTATTTATGGCTAAGAAGCAAACCACCGACAAGCCGATTCTTGACGCGGAAGTAGCCCATCGGCTGCTCGACCCCTTCGAGGTCAACTACCTGGGCGTGCTGCGCAGCAACGATCCGCTGCTGCTTGAGCGCGGCGGCAGCGGTGGCGCGGCCTATGACATTTACCGCGACCTCAAGCGCGACGGCAAAGTCTTTGCCGGACTGCAAAAACGCAAGCTGGCGGTGATCGGGCGGCCCTGGCAAGTGGAGCCGGTGGAGGAGCAAGGCCAGCAGGATGCCGAAATCGTGACGGCGCTGCTCAAACACATGAACTTTGACGCGGCCTGCCTGGACTTAATGGACGCGCTGCTGTACGGCTGGGTGCCCGCCGAGATCATCTGGACGGTGCGCGATGGCCTGATCGCACCCGAGCGGATCATTGCCCACCGCCAGCGGCGCTTTACCTATGTGCAAGACGATACCGCCACGCCGCCCGAGCTGCGCATGCTGGTGCAAGGCGAGATGATCCGAGGCGTTCCGCTGCCCGAACGCAAGTTCATCGCGCATCGCGTCAACCCCGACGATGACAACCCCTACGGCACCGGCCTGGGGCTGCAACTGTACTGGCCGGTGTTCTTCAAGCGCAAAGGCATCGTCAGCTGGAACAAGCTCAACGACCGTTTTGGAAACCCGACGGTCACCGGCGAATACCCCAGAAATGCCGATCAGAAAGCCAAGAGCACACTGTTCGAGGCCATGCGCGCTCTGAGCAATGATGGCACGGTCATGTTCCCTGAAGGCATGAAGGTGGGTTTACTCGAAAGCAAACTCACCGGTTCCATCACCACCCAGCAAAGCCTGGTCGAATACATGGACGACTGGATCAGCGAGGTGCTGCTAGGCCAGTCACCGCGCGGGGCCAGCGGCGGCGCACTGGCGGCCGCCAGCGTGGAACGCGAACAGGTGCGCATCGAACTGTCGCAGGCCGATAGCGACCTGCTATCTGAAACGCTCAACAACACGCTCATCAAGTGGATATGCGAGTTCAACGGCCTGGCCCCGTGCATGGTCTACCGCGTTATAAAAGCCGACGAAGACCTGAAAGCGGCCAGCGAGACCGATGTGAACGTGGCCAGCTTGGGCTTCAAAATGACTCTGGACGGCGTGCGCGCCAAATACGGCGAACATTGGGAACTGGCGCCGGATGTGCCGCCGCCTGCCCCGAACGTGCAGCCCAGTGCGAACTTTGCCGAGGCTGTAGCCCAAGCGCCCACGGCGGCGGACATTCTGGCCGGCAAGCTTGGCGACGCGGGCGATGTGGTGCTGTCCGACTGGATGGCGCGCATCAAGGCCATGACCGATGCGGCCAACAGCCCCGAGCAGTTGCGCGCCAACATCGAAGCCGCCTGGGGCAATCTGCCCACCGATCAATTAACCCGGCTGATAGAACTGGCGCTGACCGCCGCCACGCTAGCCGGTATCTACGATGCCCGCAACGAAGCGGGCACGGCCCAAGAGTAATGGCATGGCGGATTCCGGCAATGACGGCGTGACGGTTACGGTCGAATCGGTCATACAGCAGTTCCAACAGCAAATCGACTTCTTTCGCGGCAAGCTCAACCTGCCCACCGAGCGCTGGGATGACATCACCCGCGCCGCACACGACCGCGCCTTTATCGTCGCCGGAGCGCAAAAGGCCGATTTGCTGGCCGACCTGCGGCAGGCAGTGGACGCCGCCATCAGCGGCGGCAACATCGAACAGTTCCGCCGGGACTTTGCAGATGCGGTCAAGCGCTCGGGATGGACGGGTTGGACGGGCGAAGGTTCGCAGGCTGGCCAAGCCTGGCGCACCCGCGTCATCTACCAAACCAACATGGTCACCAGCTACGCCGCCGGACGCTGGCAGCAGTTGCACGATCCCGCCTTGCTCAAGGCACGGCCCTACTGGCGCTATATCCACTGCGATGGCGTGGTACACCCGCGCCCGCAGCACCTGGCCTGGCACGGTTTGACGCTTCCGCACGATCACCCGTTTTGGCAAACGCACTTTCCGCCCAACGGCTGGGGCTGCCAGTGCCGCGTAATGGCCGTGCGCGCACCGCAAGAGGGCGACGCCACCGAGCCGCCCCAGGGCTGGAACGCCATCAACCCCAAAACCAGCGCGCCGCCGGGCATCGACAAAGGTTGGAACTATGCGCCCGGCGCCAATGCCGGCACCCCCTTGCAAGAGCTGATCGACAACAAGCTCATCAAGCTGGATGCCCCT